CGAGCATTCCGGAAACGATCTCCGGAGCCACCATCGCAACCATGGCCACACCAGCCATCTTAGCGTACATCGTCAGTTCGGTAAGGTGCGTAGATGCCCAGGTAATGATATCAGTGGCTTGTTCAAGAGCGGACTTGAACAGCATCGTAAATCCGAAGGCTTCGTTTGCCCTATCGTTGAAGAATGTAATGGCATTGGAAAGCCGGCCAATTGAAGCTTGGAGTGTATCAACCCTCTTGGACGGGTCGACACCAAGCAATTCAGCAACTGCCTGTGAGAACGGAACGAGGAACTCTTCTGTAGTAACTTTGCCTTTGCGGATAAGGTTGTTCAGTTCTTTTGTCGTGACACCCATAGCTTTAGCAGCTGCCTGCATTGCGACAGGCAACTGGTCACCCAACTGACCTTTCAACTCTTCCAACTGCACAGTGCCCTTGGACATCATCTGTGAGATGGCCTTGAAGGTAGCTTCAACCTGAACGCCGCTCAATCGGAACTGGGCAGCAGCTACTGCAATGTTCTGGAATACTTCGAAGGACTTCTCGCCTTCAAGAGAAGTACCCTTAGCAGCTGCCTTGATATTAGTCCACTGCTCTGCAAGCACAGTAAAGCTATTACCTGTTTGGTCTGCGATCGCGCGAATCTTCTCAAAGTCCGCCCCAGCCTCTTGATTCGTACGACTCAGCCCTTCCAGACGAGAACGTACTCGGTCAAGTGACAATTCGGTATCGACCGCAGCCCGTCCCATTTTGTAGAAGGCATATCCGCCGGCAGCGATCGCAGCAAAGAACGTCGTGGCGACAATCGTACTACGACCCATGATTCCTGACAGGGCAGTAATACGAGCACCAACACCGCTAAGAGGTCCAAGAGCCAGCGTAGCTGAGCTCGTCATGTCTTGCAGGAGAACCTTGAACTTCGATCCATTCGGTGCGGGATCGAACGATGCAAGCTCTCGACGAATACGTGCCATACGCGCCTGGAAGTCTTCCATACTGCGCTGATATTGAAGGTTAGACTGTACGCCCTGAGTCATGCGAGTAGACAGCGTACCAAATGCAGCCGTAGCTTGCTGCAGCATAGAGGAAGGCACGTGCATACGACGAGCTTCCTGATTGAACCTGAGAACTGATTGCAGAGCTGAAAGGGAAGCTGCTTCCTGCCTACGAAGAGCAGCTTCCACTTGACGTGCACCTTGAGCAGAAGATGCTGCAGCAGCTTCTACCTGACGACCAAACTGCTGAACTCGGCGGACAGATTCCCCCAGTGATGAGGTATCTACGCCGAGTCCAAAATTGATGTCGCCTAGGCTAAGCATACTGTGTTCCTCTAGTCATCTGCAACGGGTCTTTTGCCTTTGACCTTTGATCGGCTTCTGGCAGAATTACGTTTAACTGCCTTGGCTTCTTCTTCTGCCTTTATGCGGAAATACGCACTCCAGCGTGCAAACTTCTCTAGACTGTAATCCAAGACCTCGTCTACGTCGATTCCCAATTCGTGAGCAAGGAAGAAGGCTTCTAATAGCCTTGGATTACCTCTTAGTTTTTTACCTGCTCCTCCACGATCCGCTTGATGCCCATCAGTTCGGAAATGGATTCTTGCAGATTGCGGTACTCTCCGTCCATCGGAAGGGACATGAGAGCTTCAGCGTCTGCATCGGAGAACACACGTGAAGGAGTTCCAGGCACATAGCAATGCGCAATGATTGCCATGACAGATGCTCGAGCAGTTGCATCTTCCCTCGACTCACCCTCGCGTGAAGAGGTAGCTTCGATCAGCTGCTTGACCGATGGCGAACGGAGTTCAATCTCCATGCCGTAGGCCGTAATGATCTTGGACTGGCCTTTGTGGGCAAGCATCTTCGTGCGAATGTCTTCACGCGTAGGTATCGGTGTTGGTGTCGGTGTCTTTTCGGTAGTGTCAGCCATGTAAACCTCCTGAGTTCTGGCATGTTGAGTAGTAGCTAGGGTCGTGGCCTAGCTACTACGGATTGCTTACGTTGCGTCGGCAATTGCTCCCGTACCCTGGTAGGTAACGGAGAACTCGTTCATTGCTTCAAGACCGCCGCTGAGAGAGATTTCGGTAATAAGGCAATCGCCTTCCCTGCCGCCAGTCAGATCGCCATTGGGAAGATACTGCACCTTGAGGGTCGTTTCATCTTCCCAGGCAGTCAATGCTTTCTGGACGGCGGTCGTCAATGTAGAACTAGTATGCAGCCATCCAAACGGGCGGAGCATCAGATCGACGGAAGGAACGCTCAGTGAGAACTGGATCGTTTCTTCTTCCAGATCGCCTACGTTGCCGCTCTGCTTCTGGCTCATTGCCTTGAAGAACCCGCGGGCAACTGATTGGCCAGCACCTTCAGGGTTGATCTCGATGACCAGTTCCTCACGGGCAGCAACAAGATCCTGGAAGTCATTGGATGTGGCGAACACGCCGCCAACTTCGAGAGACACTGTCTTCAGGCCGTAGTCGAAAGTGTGGCAAGCACCGTTGGACTGAGCTTCGTCGAAGGTGGTCGTCTGAGTTGCTTCGGACGTCTGCGTAAGCGTGAACGAACGGCCCTTTGCAACGGACGCCACTGTCCAGTACGCATTGGTGATCGTCACCGAGCCAGCCACGGTGTAGCTTGAAATGAAAGTCACACGTCCGAAGAGGTAGTCGATAGACTCGATGTTGGCGGCTGACACAGCACTACCATTGTCCTTGACGACAATTGCCGTATTGTGGTCCATAATACGATGAGCTGCATTGGTCACCTGGTAGGTCTTGCCGGATACCAGAGAGCACGCTTCGTTCGTCATCGCAGTAGCAGTACCACTGACCTTCTTGATGTCCGCTACATAGCCAGCAAAGCCTTTGTAGTAGGCATTGGAAGAGATGCTCCAATTGACAAGACCCGGCTGGCCAGACTTGAAGTTCTGGCCAAACACCGTATCGTCGATGTCATTGGACTCATAGCTCATTTCACCCGTCGAGCCCGGCATCGTGTAGTAGGTCGTGCCGTCGTCGTCGGATACTCGGATTCGCTTCGTTCCCATAGCAGGAGCTCCTTATACAGGGATTCGGTTAGAGAGGGATGACGGCGTACGTTCAAGAATCATCCTGAAGTTGACCGACAATTCTGGTCTATCGTTAGAATCGCGTCCAAGAAAAGCAATGTCGCCGATCATTGTGACGGACACTACACGATCTGATCCGACATCCTGGCTGTCAGTACCCAGCAGGGTGTCTTTGATATCTTGTGCTTTCTGGTAGGCAGCTAGATAGCCGGTAGGTTCTCCGCGCACCAGAACTTGGACAGTGACTTGATCGATCTGAAGAGCTGGATTCGGATTGAATCCCCCCGTGTCGAAGATGGAAATAACTGCATGCGGAGAAGAAGGCGTCTTGGAGATATGAGCACTCCAAGCCGTATCAGGATCGGACGCAATCACGGAACCAGCATCATCCAGCAGGTCGTAGATAATCTTGGACGGAGGTACGTCAGCCATTTACGCCTCCTGCCTTTTTGAACCCCTGCGTAATGCGTCCAGGGATACGATCGCCATCTTCCTGAATAGCTGCCTGGAGGAACTTCCACCTTGTAGGATGGGCATGCTTGCGTGGAATCTCATGCACATACAATGCGTAGTGCGGATTGCCTCTGTAGGAGTACCCCATAGCAGCTTCTACGCCGCGAGAGGTCTTCTCGACTACTAGGTAACCAGAGTCCTTCAATCGGCCAGTGTCAACAGGCACGTACTTCTGAGATAGATCAAACGTGGGCTTCAAAGCATCGTACAAGACATCAATAGCCTGTTCTTCCATATGGTTCTGGAAGGACTTGAAGTTCTTGGTCAGATTGTCAAGTTGGCGCCTCAGGTCAGCCGCATTGTATCCATGGCCTGCTTTGGCACCAATCGCAGCTCTGAGAGGACGGAAAGCACGAACGCTCATTTGCAGAGTGCCCTCCTCTCATAGCTCATTGACTTGAGATCAGGAATCTTGATGAAGGCAACGATCTCATCAGCGGCAGAGACCGTCGTAGGATCGCTCGAAGCGGTATGATCGCCCAATGCAAGATAACCGCCCTCGACTACATCCGAAGGCACCCAAGCACGAGAGCGGGCAACGACTTCTTCACCGACAGCATTGCGTGCAATGTCTTGACGGACTTCAAAGCGGCATGTCAGCAAAACAGGCGCAGAAAAGGTCTTGCCTCCGAAACCATCGTTTCCAGAGGCTGCCCAGTACGTCATCTGTTGCTTGTATGTGTCAGACAACACGGAATTCTGCCTTTAGTCCACCGCTACCCAGAGCACTCAAAGTTCCAGTTGTATCAGCCGCAAGAGCCTGTTGTCCCCAGACAGTGGAGTTCAGTCCTTGCATAGACTCTTTTGGAGTCCGATACGTTTCAGAGGACTCGCCCACGCTTCTTCGCGCGATTCCTCCTCCTTGAGTGCTCAAGACAGCGAAATGGGCCGCAAGGAATCGTTCGATCATCGTAAGACGATCTTCCGATAGCCCTGCGTCACCCAAAGTTTCGTTGACCAACACATTAGCGGACTCAATGGCCAACGTGTAGGTCTTACCCGTTGTATCCAGGAGTTCGTTGATATCTGCGTTGGTCGCACGAGCAGTCATGTTACTTGCTTACTTTCCGCCTGCAGGGGTCGGATTGGTTGACTTGGAAGGAGCCGAAGCTTCCTTCTCGACTTCGCTGGCAGCATGCTTGGCTGCAGCAACGACGGCCTTGAGCTTGGCCTCGTAAACTTCAGACGGCTCGAAGAAGTCTGCGAACGCAGCTGCCTGATCCTTGGTGAGCTCGACGGCTTCACCAATACTGACAGCTCGGCGACCGGTTTCTTCTTTTGCGTCTGGAACGCTGAACTTGCCTCGTGTGAGGATGTACTTTGCCATGATAACCTCCTGGGGTACTGGCTACTTGTGAGTGGGA